CGGGGACAGGAACACCGGGGACAGGAACACCGGGGACTGGAACAGTTGCAACCAATCCACAGGATGCTTCTGTACAGTACAGCAGCCCATAATGTTCTTCAATAAACCTTCCACTTGGTCATTTGAGGATTGGTTGCGTTCAGATGCAAGGTATCTGATGAATCAGATTCCAAAGAAGGTTGTGGAATGGGTTTATTCAGAAGATATGACAGATGAAGAAAAATCAGCACATCCTTCCCATGAAACAACAGGCGGTTATCTGAAAGTTCTTGATGAATCTGAATGTGGTCAGATTTGGTGGGATGGATTGTCAGAACATAATAGGAACATCATCAGGGCACTTCCTAATTTTGACCCGGATATTTTTGAACAGGTCACAGGAATCAAAATCTTACCTGATGATGTGAAAGAATGATAACGCTGTACGAACATCAGCAGCAAGCATTGGATTTGACCAAGACCCACAACAGGGTTGGATATTTTCTTGATATGGGTCTTGGTAAAACCTTTGTGGGGTCTGAAAAAATGTATGAACTTGATGCCCTGCACAATCTTGTGGTTTGTCAGAAATCAAAGGTTCAGGACTGGGTTGACCACTTCAATGAAAATTATGATGGTGACTATTTGGTTCTGAATCTGACACAGAAAAAGGACAGCAAAACTTTTCAGGCAATCGTGGAAGGGAATGCAGTTGTTCTTTCAGACACGTATGTTGTTGGTGTTATTAACTATGATTTGCTGTTCAGAAGGTCATATATAGCCCATATAAGTGATTTTACCTTGTTACTGGATGAATCACAGATGATTAAGAATGAAACAACCAAACGGTCAAAAGCGGTACTTAAAATGACACCTCAAAATGTGATTCTTTTATCAGGAACACCATCATCAGGTAAATATGAAAAATTGTGGTCACAGTTGCGGTTGCTTGGTTGGGATATTACAGAAAAGTGCTATTGGAACAGTTACATTGATACAGAATGGGTAGAGGATGGAAACACAGGTTTCAAAAGACAGCGTGTTGTGGGTTATAAGAATTTAGAGCATTTGAAGCGGAAACTTGCAGAGCATGGTGCAATATTTATGAAAACAGAAGAAGTGTTTGACCTTCCTGAACAACAGGAAATAAACATTAAGGTTGATTCTTCCAAAGAATACAAGAAATTTATGAAAAACAGCATCATCACCATTGATACATTGAATCTTTGTGAATTTAAAGATGATTCAGGTTTTTATGGTCAGGATGTAACACCAAGGGTTGAACTTGTGGGTGACACTGTACTTGTTAAATTTTTATATGCAAGGCAGTTATGCGGTCAGTATTCTAAGCTAAAATTGGAAGCATTTGCTGATTTGCTTGAATCAACAGGGGACAGGCTGATTGTTTTTTATAATTTCACACCTGAATTGGAAGCTATGAAGAAAATAGCAACATCCCAAGACAGACCATTCAGTGTTGTAAATGGCAGTACCAAAGACCTGAAAGCCTATGAAGAAAAAACTGATTCTGTCACTTTTGTTCAGTATCAAGCCGGGGCAATGGGTTTGAACTTGCAGAAAGCCAACAAAACAGTGTACTTTACACTTCCTTTTGGTAAGGGTTCTTGTGATTTATGGCAGCAATCAAAGAAACGTACACACAGAATAGGACAAGCCAATAAATGCTTTTATTACTATCTGCTTTGTAAGGGTAGCATTGAAGAAAAGAACCTAATAAATCTAAGGCTTGGAAAGGAATATGATGATTACTTATTTGAAAAAGAACATTTTTAGCTTCATAGTCGGCTGTGCTTTGGGGATTCCAATTTCATTGTACGCTGTAAATCATCAAACACCTTCAAAAATGCCTGTTTATTATGATTCAGGGCTATTTGAAGAGTTCAATGAACAAATTGAAATCATGGAAAGTTATGAAATGACGGAAGAAGAACTTGCAGAAGAAGCCTATTATGATAGTCTGGAACTTCTTGCCTTGTGTGTGGAAGCGGAAGCAGGAAATCAAGGGCTTGTTGGTAAGAAGTATGTGTGTGATGTAATTCTGAACAGGGTTGATGATGCAGATTACCCGGATAACATCACAGATGTGATTTTACAGCAAAATCAATTCAGCGTGGTCTTAGATGGAAGGATTTGGGAAGTAGAACCGACAGAAGAAACCTTTCAGGCAGTCCGGGAAGAACTTGAATCAAGAACAAATTATGATGTGCTATTTTTTAGCTGTGAAGGTTATTCCCAATATGGAACAGACTGGAAAAAGATAGGTGACCATTATTTCAGCATAAAGTGAGGTGTGCACCGTGAAAATAGCATTTAAAACGATAGATTCACACCAAACTATGAAATAAGCAGGATGGGTGAGGTTAGAAATAAAAGAACTGGCAGAATGGTGACCCCATATGATGATGGTAATGGTTATCTTAGGGTGAAATTGGATGGTGAAAATTGCAGATTACATATTTTAGTTGCAGTTGCTTATGTTCCGAACCCTGACCCGGAGACCAAAAATATTGTGAATCACAAGAAGGGTAAAAAGCATGATTGCCGGGCATCACAGCTTGAATGGGTTACACAGTCAGAAAACATTCAGCACGCTTGGAACACAGGTCTGTGCAAACGTAAAAGAAGGAAGGTGTCTAAAAATAGCAGCTGAAAAGAACTTTGAAGAAAAAGTAAAAAAATACCTTGATGAGAGGAATGACTGGCATCTGAAATATTGGGGTGGCGGTGGATTCACAAAAAGTGGAATACCTGATTTGTTGGTTTGTGATTGTGGTAGATTCTTAGGAATTGAGTTGAAAGCAGATAACGGAAAACCAAGTCTGTTACAGCTTTACAATCTGAAAAAAATCAGGAAAGCCGGGGGGATAGGGGTGCTTCTTTATCCCAAAGAGTTTGAACAGTTCAAAGAGTTCAACAAAGAAAAATATGAACTTGACGCTTGGTATCTTGCAAACATTGAAGAACAAAAGCGTTGGGAAATAAAACTAAAAGGAGATTGAAACAATGGCAGGAAAAAAGAAAACAGAAGAACAGGTTGCTACACCTGCAAATGTAGCAGAAAAGGAAATCAACTACGCTGATATTATTCGTGATTCCCTTATGAAAACAGGTAGGGAAGGTATGGCTGCATTGCTTGATTACATGGCTGAATCAGGGTTCTTAACAGCACCTTCAAGCGGTGGAAATCACACTTGTAAAGAAGGTGGACTTGCTGAACACAGTGTAAATGTAATGCGTATGGCTGAAAAAATCGGTGTTGCTTTGCTTGGCGGTGCTGCTTATAACGATATTCAGAACAGCGTTGTGATTGCTGCTTTACTTCATGACCTTGGAAAAGTAGGGGATTTTGACAAACAGATGTATGTTGAAAATATCCTGAAATCAGGAAAGCGTTCAGATGCAAAGCCTTACAAGCGCAACCCGGACTTGTTACCTGTTCCACACGCTGTCAGAAGTGTAAAATTAGCAACACTTTTCATTGACCTTACAGAAGATGAAGAATGGGCTATCTTATGTCATGACGGTTTGTATGATTTCATGAAGTATGATATGCAGGGACATGAAACCCAGTTATCAATGATTATTCACTGGGCTGATATGTGGGCTTCAAAGGTTCTTGAAGGTGGAAAGGAAGAAGGTGAAGAATAATGGCAACAGCACAGAAACACAGAGAAAGAAGCTGCTATTCATACCACAATAAACCTGATTTTACAGGTTTTCACAGAAAAGCAGCCATCAAAACAACCAGTAAGGCAAAGAAATCTTTAGCTGAAACATTCCTTGGAATGTTCAAAAGACAGAAGAAAGGGGACAAATAATCATGGCACAGATGGTTTTAATTATGGGTGAATCAGGAACTGGAAAAAGTACAAGTTTAAGAAATTGTGACCCGGCAACAACAGCTGTTGTCAACCCTGTTGGTAAACCTTTACCGTTCAAGAATCATTTTGAACTGTTGAACAATGTGACGGATGCAAGCAAAATCACCCAGTATATGAAGGAACAGGCTGCATCAGGTAAAAAGTTACTTGTGGTGGATGATTTTCAATATATCCTTGCTGTTCCGTATATGAACAGAATCAAAGAAACTGGATGGGATAAATATAATGATTTTGGTGCAAATTACTTTGAAATCATTGATGTATGCAAGAACTTACCTGATGATGTGGTGGTTGCCTATATGACCCACCTTGAAACCCTTGACAATGGACTGACCACCGTGAAGCTGATTGGAAAACTGCTTCGTGAGAAAATTACCATTGAAGGATTATTCACAGTGGTACTTAGAACAGGGGTCAATGAAGGAAAGTATTATTTCTATACACAGAACAGCGGAAAAGATACAGTAAAATCACCGCTTGGTATGTTCCCGGCATATGCCATTGACAATGACCTGAATTATGTGGCTGACAAGATGCGTAATTTTTATGAAGTCGGTGAATACAAGTCTGATGCAGAAATGGAACAGGCAGATGAACAGGTTGCTTCTGACCTTGCAAAGCCTGATGCCAATGGTAGAAGGGCAAGAGGTAACCGGGGAACAACAGAAAACACCACACCTGCAAATGGTAGAAAATCCCGGACACAGGTTGAAACTGAAAATGCTGAAAAAATGGCTGATTATCAGAAAAAAGTTGATGAAGCTATTGATAAAGTGGCTAATGGAAGGACAGAAGTGCCTTTTGAAGAAGCGTGTAAAGCAGCTGATTCAGTTCCAAAACCTGAACTGGAAACACTGCCACGCAGAACAAGGGCTGAAAGACATGCAGAACAGTCAGGTAATTTTCAGGATAATACAGATTCATGCAGTGTTACTTTGAAAGAAGATGCATATTTCTATGTACCTGCTACTGACAATTATGTCAAGAAGCATGAAGGGGAAACGGTTGACCTGATTGTTGATGGTGTGGAAGTCATGAAACAGATTACAAGGGAAGAATTTAATCAGGGCATTAAGAAAATTGCACAATCAGGGAACATCCCTGATGGATGTGATGAAGCACCACTTCCAATCAATCCACCTGAAACACCTACAAGCGGTAGAACAGTAAGACAGCGCAAAAACCGTGAGACAGCACCGGGTGATAATCAGCCTGAACAGAATACATCAGAACCTGCACCTACTGGCAGACAAAGAAGGACACGTTCTGCAAGATGACATTTTTCATGGTATGCGCTGTTGTGTGTCTGTTGGGAATGATAGGTGAAAAAAACCAACAGAATCAAAGAAATTTTACTTATGGATTTATTGTCTGCATAGTTGCAGCGGTAATAATAAAAATTTTATGAAAGGCAGCCGGGACAGGCTGAATAGGTGAAAAATTATGGCAGTAGATTTTAGCAAAATTGATGAAGCGGTTGATTTGAAAGGTTTGCAGAAAGATGTGGAAGATTCCAAGAATAACTTTTCTGATGTTCCAAAGGGAACATATATTGTAAGCATTGAAAAGATGGAAGTTGGGGAAACAAAAGACCACAGACCTATGTTCAAAATGCAGTGCAAAATCAAGGAAGGAGAATATAAGAACAGAAACCTGTTCCTGAATCGTGTAATTTATGGCACAAAGAATGACGGTTCAATGATTCAGTCCGTTATCACCATGCTTGATAAATTGCAGACAGCAACCATTCCTGAATTTACAGGATATAACAATTTTGTTACTAATGTACTTGACATTTTTCAGGAAGTTCAGGGAAAGGTTGAACTGGAAGTTGATTATGATGCAGATGCTTTCAATAGTATCAGCATCAAGGAAGTTTTTGATATTTAATTTTTTTGCTTGTTGAGTTAAGCTAACTGAACTATAATCAAGGTGAAGGGTGAAGGAAACTAAACCCTTCACCAATGAAGGGGTGAACAGTAGTGATATTTTATGATTTTGAGGTTTTCAAAAAAGATTGGCTTGGTGTTTTCATTGATGTTACCAAGAAGCAGGAATACGTGATAATAAATAGCCCGGAAGAACTGGAAGCCTTATATGAAGCAAATAAATATGATATATGGGTTGGATTCAATAGCAGACACTATGACCAGTATATTTTGAAAGCAATCCTCTGTGGTCTGAATCCAAAGGAATTGAATGATTGGATAATTGTGCAAAAGCGTGAACCGTGGCAATTTAGCAGATTATTAAACAGCGTACCATTGAACAATTTTGATGTAATGCCAAACCCACCTATAGGATTGAAAACACTGGAAGGTTTTCTTGGTTCTAACATCAAGGAAACAGAAGTTCCTTTTAATATAGACAGAAAATTGACAGAAAAAGAGATTGAACAAACGGTTTTTTATTGCAGACATGATGTGGAACAGACCATTGAAGTGTTTATTCAAAGAAAAGCTGAATTTGAAGCCCAGTATGGTGTGGTTAAAGCGTTCAATCTTCCTTTGAACATGATTGGATATACAGAAGCACGTATTACCGCACAGGTGCTTGGGTGTGTGAAGAAAGATTTTGATGATGAATTTGATTATTTCTTTCTTCCATGCATTCAGCTGAAAAAATATAGTATTGTGATGGATTGGTTTTTACAAAAGCGTGATGAGATTAAAGCAAAAATAGCTGATTACCGTGGTGATACTTATTGGGTAAAAAGGGAATTTTACAAGCAGTCATTTGAACTGACGGTTGCAGGTATTCCACATACATTTGGTTTTGGTGGTCTGCATGGTGCTACAGCTAAACCAATTCATGCGACTGGGCTTATTCTTCATGTAGATGTGGGTTCTTACTATCCATCAATGCTGATTGCTTGGGATTTGGTTACAAGGGCTGCAACCAATGATAACTATAAATTGGTATATGACACACGTATGCAGTTGAAAGCAGAAGGTAAAAAGAAGGAACAGGCACCGTACAAAAAACTTTTGAATGCGTTGTCAGGGGCTATGAAAGATGAAACCAATCCTGCATATGACCCAAGAAATAATAACTGCATGTGCATCAATGGTCAGCTGATGTTGCTTGACCTGATTGAACACCTTGAAGTTGTACCGGGCTTTCAACTTTTACAAAGTAACACTGATGGTCTTATCATCAGAATCTCGGACACAGATGAAGCCTTTGATATGGTTGATGATATTTGTTGGGACTGGGAACAGCGGTGTTCTACTGCAAAATGCAGTATAACCCTTGGACTTGATACCATAGCTGAAATTTATCAGAAGGATGTGAACAATTATCTGTGGATTGATGCAGAAGGGAAGGTTGAAAGAAAAGGCGCATATGTAAAAGAACTTTCACAGATTGACAATGACCTTCCTATCCTGAATGAAGCATTAGTTGAATATATGGTACATAAAACCCCAGTTGAAAAAACTATTGGAGATTGTACAGAACTGATTAAATTTCAGAAGTTGGTGAAGCTGTCAGAAAATTATAAATGGGTAGAGCATGAACACGGTGGAAGAGTTCTGAAACAGTCAGGTGTTCGTAAGATAAAGCAATGGTATGAGTATACAAAAACTAAAAGGTATTCATATAAGTCTTATAGAGTATTTGCATCCAAAGACCCTGATGATGGCAGAATTTTAAGATGTGGCGGTGCACGTGGTAGGGCTGAAAAGTTTGGGAATACACCTGACCATTGTTTCATTTTCAATGACTCTGTTGTTGGTGTAAAAGTTCCTGATAATTTAGATAAATCTTGGTATATAGACCTTGCAAAGAAAAGGCTGAAAGATTTTGGAATAATGGCATAACTGGGAAGGGGTGATTGCATGGATAAGGTGGACGCAAAGAAGAAATTCAACAAAAAGATTGGTAGGGGTCGTTGCCACGTGTGCGGTAAACCAATATACAGTTCAGATTTTCCGGATGTTGAATACATCAGGACAAGAAGAAAAACGGACATATTTATTCACAGTAAATGTGTCAAAAAAGGAAGGTAGTGAAAGGTGCTATATAAAGGTTATGTTGAAACGAAAAATAAACAGTGCATAGAAAAGTTCAAAGGCAGAACTGACTTCAAGACCTATGAGCAGGTGAAAAACCTTCCTGAATTTGCAGGTATTCTTGCCACTGACACAATGTTCATTGATATTGATGATTCTGAACAGGCTGAAATCATGATGAACATTGTGGAAGGTATGCAGCTGAACTGTAAGGTTATCTGCACAAGCCGGGGAAAACACTTCATCTTTAAAAACTCACAAATTCAGGGATGCAAGACCCATTGTTCACTAGCAATAGGGCTGATCGCAGACATAAAGGTTGGATTCAAAGACACCTATGAAGTGTTAAAGGTAAATGGTGAAGAACGTTTTGTTGAATGGGATATTGATGAAGGTGAAGAATATCAGGAAGTTCCAAAGTGGTTCTTCCCGGTGAAGTATAAGATGGACTTCCTCACCATGCAAGCCGGGGATGGTAGAAATCAGGAACTTTTCAACTACATACTGACCTTGCAAAGTAATAATTTCACCGTGGATGAAACAAGGGAAACCATCAGAATTATCAACAGGTGGGTGCTGCCTGAACCATTGTCTGATGATGAACTGGAAGTAATTTTGCGTGACGATGCTTTCAAGAAGCCCATTTTCTTCAATGGTGCACAGTTCCTGTTTGACAAATTTGCAAATTATATGAGAAATACACAGCACATTGTGGTTATCAATGGGAATTTGCACATATATAAAAATGGCATCTATCAGAATGGTTACCGGGAAATAGAATCAGCAATGATTCAACATATACCAAATTTATCAGATGCCAAAAGAAAAGAGGTATTGAAGTATCTGAACCTTGTGTGTGATGTAATCACCCCGGCAGATGCCCGGTATATTGCTTTCAGAAATGGTGTGTATGATGTGGTTGATGAATTGATGCTTCCTTTTTCCCCTGATATTGTAGTCACCAACAAAATACCATGGGACTATAACCCAGTTGCTTATTTTGAACTTGCTGACCAAACATTGAACAAGCTGTCATGCCAAGATGCAGCAATCAGGGCATTATTGGAAGAATGCATTGGGTATTGCTTTTACAGAAGAAATGAACTGGGAAAGGCTTTCATTCTGACAGGTGACAAGTCCAATGGAAAAAGTACCTTTTTGGATTGTGTCAAAGCTATCCTTGGTGATGAAAACATATCAGCACTTGACCTGAAAGAACTGGGTGACAGATTCAGCACTTCAATGATGTTCGGAAAACTGGCAAACATTGGTGATGATATTGGTGATGATTTCCTGCAAGGTTCGCAGGTTGCCATGTTCAAAAAGGTGGTCACAGGTAACAGAATCAAGGCAGAACGCAAAGGACAAGACCCCTTTGAATTTAACCCTTATATTAAGATGCTGTTTTCTGCAAATGATATTCCTCGTATGAAGGACAAGACCGGGGCAGTGCTTAGAAGATTGGTAATCATCCCATTCAATGCACAGTTCAGTAAGAATGACCCTGATTATGACCCATATATCAAGTATAAGCTGATTTGTCAGGAATCACTTGAATATCTGATTGCTTTGGGTATGCAGGGATTGAAAAGAGTGCTTACCAATCAGGAATTTACCAAGTCAGAAAAGGTTGACAAGCAAGTGAAAGATTATGAAGAAGAAAACAATCCAATAATTGCTTTCCTTGCTGAATATGATGAAAGTTACATCATCAATGAAGCTACTTCTGATGTATATAGGATGTATTTGGTGTTTTGCCAAGAAAACGCTATGCAGCCCATGTCAAATATAGTGTTCAGTAAACAGTTGAACAAACGATTGAACACAGAAGTCATTGTTAAAAAGATAAACGGTAAACCCACAAGAATATTTGTAAGGGTTTAGAAGGGAAGGTGCAAAATGAAGGTTTTGATTATAGGTATTGTGTGTATTGGGTGCGGAATAAGTGCACTTTTTCTTTTGGGAATAGGTGCAGTATATTCAGCACTTGTTTACATGGATTTTGACCATGACGGTTACAGAATTTGAAAAGTTAACTTCAAAAGAAAGGATATAGAAGATGAACGGAAAGAACATTGAAGGTTATTCAGACCCAACAGCAAGTAAGGCAATAGCTGAAATAAGCCGGGAAGAAAGACAGGTTCATCACCTGATTCATGTGTTCCGGGATGTGGCTGCACTTGCAGGATTTGAAATCATTGAAAGGGTTGAATTGGAACATAAGCAATCAGGAAGAAGGTACAAGTAATGAAAAAGCTGAAAATACTGTTAATAGTATCAAGTGCAACATTACTTTGCTTCCTGTTCCTGATGTGGGTTCTTTGCATTGGTTACAGTATGTGAAAGGTTACGGTTGAATTTTTCAGGTTACGGTTGCCAATGGTTCACAAAGTGGTGGTTGGTATCGGTGCAGAATGATTTATAGTTGCAATAGTTTACATAATGTTGTTGGTTACACATAGAGTTACGGTTGGTTACGGTTTGTGGTTACGGTTGAAACCCTTGTAAATACTGGCGGTTACGGTTGGTTACGGTTAAAATCAATTTCTTTTAATTTTTTATTTTTTCATCACTAACTATGTAATGAAATTATAAAAATATAAGAATATAGATACCAAGTGTAACCGTAACCGATACACACAGGGTTAAAACCATTGATTTTACTAAGGCTTTTGACGGTTACGGTTGTATTTTTGAACCGTAACCAAGTGTAACCTGAAAAAAAGAAAGGATGTGTGAAATGATTCAGAAAAAAAGAAAAGGGAACACTCCCATAGATAAAACTTACAGATATTTGAACCGGGTGAAATCTATTGATGCCATGATTACCAAAAAGCAGGAACAGATTGATGAATTGCGTAGTATTGCAAGCAGCACTGCATTACATACTGATTCAGAACGTGTGCAAAGTTCAAGAAGTAAGGATAAATTAGGTGATTGTTGTGCTAAGATTGCAGACTTGTGCACAGAAATCAACCATGACATAGATACTTTTGTTGATACCAAAGCTGATGTGATGCACAGTATTGACCTGCTTGAAAACTTAGAAGAACGCAGGGTTTTATATTGCAGGTATTTTCAATACATGGAATTTTTCAAAATTTCACAGGAAATCAATGTTTCGGAAAATACGGTGTTCAGAATTCACCGGGAAGCTGTGAAGAATCTGTCTGTTTTACTGTTTCCACAATCTGATGAACAGATTGAAACTTGATAGGTCACGATAGTAGTATATGGTGTAAAATGCAATTATAAAAAATTATATAATTTTTTATAACCTTAGATTTTCGGATGAAAGCCCTTTGTAATAATGCAGGGGGCTTTTGTTATGCGGTGAAGGGTGCTCAAATAACAGTATTTTGACATGATGCTGTGAAAACTCCTACCTTCACCGCATTTTTTTGAAGTATAACGGAAAAATGAACAGTTCAGCGTGACCGTTGAATTTTTCAAAACAAACAATGCAAAGGCGGTGATAATCGTGCCGGGAATTGATAAAGAGCAGGTGAAAGCCGATTATCTGAACGGTATGAAGCAGAAAGAACTAATTCAAAAGTACAACATACCGTTGAACACCTTGAAATCATGGATAAAGCGTTACCATTGGTCAGAAGAAAAAAAGGGTGCACCCAAAAAGAAAAAAAGGGGTGCACCCTTAAATAATAAGAATGCAGTGGGGGCAGGTGCACCAAAGGAAAATGACAATGCTTTAAAGCATGGGCTTTTTCAGAAGTACCTTCCTAAAGATACCTATGACATTATTGAAAGTATGAAGGATAAAACCCCACTTGATTTGATTTGGGATGCAATTCAAATTCAGTATGCTGCTATAATCAGGGCACAGCAGATTATGTATGTGAAGGATAAGGATGATGTAACTTCTACACAGACTGGATTCACAGAAGGTAAGATTTCCGGGGAAACATGGGAAGTTCAACAGGCTTGGGATAAGCAAGCCAATTTCCTGAAAGCACAAAGTAAAGCTGTTGATTCCTTGAAGAATATGGTGAAGGACTATCTTGAATTGGAAGGTGCATCAAAGCAGGATGCCAAGGAACAGGTTGAGGATTGGAAAGCAGCTATTATTGCAATAGCAAAAAGAAGGGGTGAACAGAAGGATGGAAGCAGAACTGATTGAAGCCCTTGAATTATACTATGATTCCCCCGTTGCTTTCTTGGAAGATATGCTTGATATGGAATGTGATGATTGGCAAGCCTTGGTTGCAGCTGATGTTGCAAATGAACCCAAGGTTGCTGTGAAGTCCGGGCAAGGTGTAGGAAAAACAGCACTGGAAGCCGGGCTTATTATTTGGTTCTTGGTGTGCAGACCTTATTCCAAGGTGATTGCAACAGCCCCAACCATGCAACAGTTGTATGATGTGCTTTGGGCTGAAATATCCAAGTGGCTGAACACATCTAAGGTGAAGAATCTTCTGACATGGACTAAAACCAAGGTTTACATGAACGGTGATTCTGAACGGTGGTTTGCTACAGCCAAGACAGCAACCAAACCTGAAAATATGCAAGGATTCCATGAAGAACACATGATGATTGTGGTGGATGAAGCATCAGGTGTTAGTGACCCAATTATGGAAGCAATACTTGGTACATTGACAGGTTCAGATAATAAGTTACTTTTGATGGGAAACCCAAACAGAATTGAAGGTGTATTCTTTGATGCTTTCAATAAAGACCGTGACAAATTCAAAACACACACGGTTAGCAGTAGGGATTCAAAGCGTACATCCAAAGACAACATTGAAATGCTTGAATCCAAGTATGGAAAAGATTCAGATGTGTGCCGGGTCAGGATTGATGGTCAATTCCCTAAAGGTGCACTTGATTCCTTCATATCCATGGAAACTGTTGAACTGGCTTGTTCAACATTGAACAAATTGAAGCAAGCTGACATTGATTCAGCAAAGACCCTTCATGTTGGGGTGGATGTTGCCCGGTTTGGTGATGATAAAACAGTCATAACACCAAGAATCAGTACAAAGGTGTTTGAGTTCAGAAAGTATACAAAGAAAGACACCATGGAAACAGCCGGGAATGTGCTGATGTGCTGCAAAGAGTACATGAAAAAGTTCCCACATTTGAAAAACTGTATTGTCAAGGTGGATGATTCAGGTGTTGGTGGCGGTGTAACTGACCGCCTGAAAGAAGTAATAAAAGCTGAACGGTTACCAATCAAGGTAATTCCTGTGAACAACGGTGAATCTGCTACTGATGAATATTATTTCAATCTTGGCGGTCAGCTGTGGGGTCATGTGAAGGAATTACTTGAAGTTAACTTTTCAAATAATTTGCAAGGGAAGGAAGATGTACAGATTGAACTTCCCAATGATACAGAAATGATTAAACAGCTTAGTGTAAGGAAGTACCATATGACTTCTAAAGGAAAGATACAGCTTGAATCAAAGGATGAAATGAAGAAGCGCGGATTGGGTTCACCTGATACAGCTGATTCACTTGCCCTTTGTCTGTATGAACCTAACACATGGATATATTAGAAAGGCGGTTTGCATGAAAATATTAGGTACAGAATACAAACTGATTCATGATTCAGATTTGATAAAAAGTGGGCTTGATGGTGAATGTCAGTCATATTCAAAAACAATCAGAATCAGACCAAAGGAACAGATGCTTGGTGACCTTGATTCAGATGCAGACAAAGAAAAGCGTTACAATGAAGTGAAAAGACATGAATTGGTACACGCTTTTTTTGATGAATGTGGTCTTGATGGATGGTCAAATGATGAAAGACTTGTTCAATGGATTGCTTCACAGTTTCCTAAACTGTTTGAACTGTTCAATGAACAGGACTGTCTATTGTAAAGGCGGTGCGCTATGTTAACCATTGAAGAAATTGGAAGATTTATTGATAATGATAAATCATCAGAAAAAAAGCAGCTTGCCTGGAAGGGCTTGCAGTATTATGAAGGTGTGCATGACATAAAAGATTACAAAATGTATTATGTTGATGCAGATGGAAACTTGCAGGAAGATAAACTTAGAAGCAATATCAAGATTTCACATCCCTTCTTTACTGAATTAGTTGACCAACAGGTTCAATATATGCTTTCAGGGGACACCCCTTTTATGCGTTCAGATGATGAAAAGCTGCAAAAAACCCTTGATGATTATTTTGGTGATGATTTCAGAGCAGAATTGCAGGAATGTTTGACTGGATGTATCGCAAAGGGCTTTGAAAATATGTATGCATATAAGTCTGCATCAGGAAGAAGCAGATTCATGACAGCTGATTCATTGGGTGTTGTGGAAGTCCGGGGAAAAGATACTGATGATGGTTGTGATTATGTGATTTATTATTATCCTGACAGAATTGACAAGGGTAGAAAGGTAATCACAAGAATCCAAGTGTGGGATGCAAATACCACAACCTACTATGTGCAGGTTGCCAATGGTAAAATCGCATTGGATGATTCACAACCTGTTAACCCAAGACCACATATCACATACAAAAAGACAGGTGATGATGCACTGTATTATGATGGTAATGGCGGTTATGGCTTCATTCCATTCTTCCGCTTGGATAACAACCGTAAGCAGGTATCAGGATTGAAACCAATCAAAGCACTTATTGATGATTATGACCTGATGGCTTGCGGTCTTTCCAATAATCTACAGGATATTGGTGAAGGTCTGTATGTGGTAAAAGGGTTTCAGGGTGCAGACCTTGATGAAATGATTCAGAATATCAAGGTAAAGAAGCACATTGGTGTTGATGCAGATGGCGGTGTTGACATTAAGACTGTTAACATTCCATATGATGCCCGGAAGGTAAAACTGGAACTGGATGAAAAGAATATTTACCGTTTTGGTATGGGATTCAATTCAGCGCAGCTTGGTGATGGAAACATCACAAATATTGTTATCAAAAGCAGGTATGCATTACTGGATTTGAAATCAAATAAACTGGAAATCAGATTGAAGCAGTTCCTTAGACAGATATTGAAGGTTGTGCTTTCTGAAATCAATGAAGAATTTGACACTAATTATCAGATGGAAGATGTGTATATTGTCTTTGACCGGGAAGTCATGACTAATGCACAGGATAATGCAGAGATTGAAAAGATTGATGCAGAAAAACAGCAAATTCAGATAAATACCCTGATGATTGCTGCAAATACACTTGATGATGAAACCATCCTGAAAGCTATGTGTGAAATTCTTGATATTGATTATGATGAAGTAAAAGAACGCATTGAAGCACAGGCAGAAGAAACCCCTGAAAGCCAAGTTCAAACTGTTCAAAGAACTTTGGAAGATTTGACACCTGATGATGAAGGTGGTGGTGACGGTGAACAAAAGACAGATTGAAGTTCAACAGGTGACAGCTGAAAATGAACAGAGAATCATTAGACAGCTGAAACAGGTTTACAACCAAGCATCAAAAGATTGTGCAGCTAAGATTCAAGAATTGTCAATGCGTACTGACATGGAAAATCTGCAAACCATTATCTACCAAAAGCAGTATCAGGAAGCCATGAAAAAGCAGATTGACGCTGTTTTGAACGAATTGAACAGTAAATCATTCACCAGTATTGCAGATTATCTTGGTGAATGTTATGAAACAGGGTTTATTGGTACATTATATGATTTACAGGGGCAAGGGATTCCCCTTTGTTTCCCAATCAATCAGGAAGAAGTTGTTCAGGCATTACAGGTTGATTCCAAAATATCACAAGGGTTGTATCAGCGCATGGGTGAAGATACGGAACACTTGAAGAAATCAATCAAGGCAGAGCTTTCAAGGGGAATCAGCAACGGTTCTTCTTGGAATGCGATAGCCGGGAAGATTGCAAGCGGTATGAATAGCCCATTCACAAAGGCATATAACCGTGCTATTGGCATAGCAAGAACAGAAGGTCACAGGGTTCAGCAAGAATCCACGCTTCATTGTCAGCAACGTGCCAAGGCAAAAGGGGCTGATGTAGTGAAACAGTGGGATTCAACCCTTGATGGTGTCACAAGACCACACCACATTGAATTGGATGGTCAAGTGAAGGAAGTGGATGAACCTTTTGAAGTAGCAGGAATGAAAGCCATGTACCCCGGTGCATTTGGTAACCCGGCAGAAGATTGTAATTGTCGGTGTTGTCTGCTACAGCGTGCAAGATGGGCTTTGAGTACAGAAGAATTTATTACAAAGTTTAATGGTAATACTGGAGAACTTGTAAAAATCCCGGCAAAGAGTTATGATGAATTTAGGACTAAAGCAAAAGAAGTCACAAAATCACAAGAAATTTCCAAAGGACATCCTGATTGTGAACTTGCTAAAAAGATGGGTGCTGAAAATTATCAGAATTTCTTAAATACCATGGATGAAAATTGTTCTGAGCCTACTGTCAGGGATTTTTGGCATAAGTATGAAGAACAGGTAAAATGTGATTTTTCATATAATGGTCATGAACACTGTGATGGTAGTTCTACAATTCATGTAAATATTGGTAAGGATTCAAAAGGTTCAACATGGCAGAAACCTTTTCAGATTACAGCCCATGAATCCGGTCACGCTATTGACCGTGCTACACGCAATAAAACATCTGATGGTTTGGCTTACAGTTGGGGGTTTTCTGCAAAATATAAGAATGGTTTGTTTGGTGATACAATCCGTTCGGAAATTGATGATGCAGTATCAGCCATTGACAAAAAGCTAAAATCAGAATTTAAGTTACACAAAGATGATTATGATTGGTTACATGAACATGGTTTCATAGGTGATTGGGCTTTTAGTTTTTGGAAGTCCACAGGAACACTCCCAACAGCATCAGGAATAGTGAAGTATTCTAAGTCAGTTGCATATGCGGAATTTGAGAAAGAAATCAGAAGTATTCCCATAATGGGAAGGGCTGATATTTCTGATATTGTTGAAGGTGCTACTAAAGGAAAAGTAAAAGGCGGTTTCGGACATGGAAATTCTTATTGGAAAGATAGTGAAAATCTTTCATTGGAAGCGTTTGCAGAAATGACAGATGCCACATTGACCAATCCTGAACAGTTACTATATATCAAGAAATATTTACCAAAATCATATGATGTGTATTTGGAAATGATTTCTGAATTATTGAAAGGGTGATTATATGGATGAATTATTGTTGAAATATGCGGATGAATTTGATGAAAATTTCCCAATGTACTTGTTCCGCAGTGAAGATGAAGATGAAATAAAAAGTATTATTCAAAAATGCTTAGATAAAGGTATTCCCTATGAAGTACCTGATGCAGACAATAAAAAGTATTAAGGACTGATTGAAATTAACTTTTCAACAGTCCTTTTCTTATGCGTGAAAGTAGGTGAAAAAATATGTTCAGAAGTGGTTTTGTTTAGCACTGAACAGTAATTGAACAACATTGTTAGAAAGGGCGGTCAATGACCGTCTTTTTTATATCCCACATCAGTGATGATGTAAAATATCAACCCGGTAAATTCGTGACATAACACGTAAAAATTGTATGAAAGGTTAGGGAAAAAAGAAATGACATTACAGGAAATTTTAAAAGCACAGGGGCTTACTGATGAACAGATTGAAAAGGTTGTTGGTGAAATGAAACAGAACAAAATTTTTACTGCATCAGAAGAAAACCTTGATACCCGGTATGGGAAACTGAAAACAGACCATGAAGGTGTGACCAAACAGCTGACAGAAGCACAGACATTGATTGAACAGCTGAAAAAAGGAACTGGTGACAATCAGGCTTTACAGACCAAAATCACAGAGTATGAAACCAAGGTTGCAACCCTTACAGCTGAAAACGAAAAGCTGAAAGTGGATGGTGCTTTGAAGGTTGCGCTGCTTGATGCAGGTGCAAAGGCATCTGACCTTGATTATCTGATGTTCAAAGCAGGCACAGGTGACCGTGAATTGAAGATTGGTGATGATGGGAAACTGAAAGGTCAGGATGATTTGATTGCAGGTCTGAAAACCCAGTTCCCCGGCAATTTTGCAACTACTGAACAGAAACAGGTTCAGGAACATAAGATTGAACAGGGTTCAGAAGGTGGTGCAGGTGGTTCAAGTGAACCAAAAACTTTAGCAGAAGCCTTAAAAATGCAGTATGAAAGTAAAGAGTAAAGAAAGGTTAAAAAGGTGAAAAATTATGGCAGCTATGACATTAGAGGAAATCAAAAAGGGTATGTCTGACAAAGTGTTCAGTCAGATTGTGGACATTTTCCTTAGAGAATCATCTATTTTGCAGATGTTACAGTTTGATGATTGTGTAAGTGCAAGTGGTGGCGGTTCTACCATGAAGTATAAGTATCTTAGAAAGGTACTTCCTGCTACAGCTGAATTTAGAAAGCTGAACGGTTCTTATTCAGCAAGTGCAGCAACCAAGAAAGAGTGTGAAGCAGCCCTTGCTATCATGGGTGGTGCTGTTCAGATGGATAGAGTTCTGAACAAGGTCGCAGGTAACTGGGACAACCTTGCATATCAGATTGAGGAACACATCAAAGCGGTTGTTTCTCTGTTCCATTACACACTTATCAATGGTGATGCAACTACTACTGCATCAGGTGACCATCCTGAATTTGAAGGTTTGGATTCCATGCTTGCAGATACTACCACAGAGTACAATGCAGGTAAGTCCATTGACCTTTCTGACATTGATAAAACAAAAGCAAATGCAGATGAATTTTATGAAGTGCTCACACTGCTTGTAAAAGCAACACAGGCAGATGCACTTTTGATGAACACTGATATGATTGCCAAGGTTCAGACTGTTGCACGTGTTCTTGGTTACAAGACAGAAACAGAAGAAGCATTTGGTAAAAAGGTTGTATCTTTGGATGGTGTTCGTTTCATGGATTTACAGAATCATTACACGGTTAGTGGTAGTGTAGCCGTACCCAATGCCGTTGTTAAGAAGGGCTTAGAACGTACTATTGGCGGTGCATCCACTAAGACAACCGGGCTTACTGATATTTATGCAGTTAAGTTTGATGTAAATGATGGTTTCCACGGTATCAGCCTTGCAGGTGGTAGTGTCATTGACCAGTATCTTCCTGACTTTAGCAAGCCGGGCACAGTTAAGGATGCAGAAGTTGAAATGATTGCTGCAACCGTACTGAAAAATACACAGCACGCAGGTGTTCTTAGAAACATCAAGATTGCGTAAGTAACCGGGTGGATGTTCATTCATCCACCCTTGTTTTCAATAGGATGATGAAAGGATAGGTGCACAATATGGCAACATTAACTTGGGAAGAAAAGATTGAAAAGGCAAAAGAAACAGCTGCAAAGAAAGCTGAAAAAGATGGTCTTGATGAACAGGCAACACAGGCTTTGATTGATGAAGCTGTTGCCAAGGTTATGAAAGCAAAGGAAGATGCTGAAAGCAAAGTTGTACAGACCGCACAGGCAACACAGGACAAGGGGTATATCGTAAAAGTGAAATCCAATCCTGTTTTCTGTGGCATTGGTGCAGGTGGTGTTCAGTTTGCCAATGGTGAAGCACACGTTACTTCTGAAAGAATGGCTGAATGGTTCAGAGAACACAACGGTTATGAAGTAACAAAAGCCTGATGAAAGGCGGTGTTCCTGATGATTGTGAAAGTTGAAAAGTTAACTTCAATGGAAGATTTCAAGAGAATTGATGCAGATGTGCTTTCTATGAAACTTGAAGCCATTGAAAACCTTATCAGGGCATACACCAACAATAATTTTCAGAACAGGGCTATGAGGATTGAAGCACCGATTGAAAACGGTGTTCTGCTTGGTCACTCACCTTATTTTAAGGTGGGCGACACCGTGCAGATTTCACAGTCTATGGTCAATGATGGCTTATATGGAATTGCTGAAATCACAGATGAAGGAATCACGCTTGATGGGAATGTGTATGATTTTCCATTGAACACAGTAACCAAAGTAATATACCCGGCAGATGTGCAGAAGGGTGTAATTGATTTGATGATTTGGGAAAAAGACAACCGTTCAAAGGTTGGTATCAAGTCAGAAACCCTTTCCCGGCATTCCGTAACATATTATGACCAAGATACTAATAATCAAGTGATGGGTTACCCGGTTTCCCTGCTTGGTTTTTTAAAGCCCTACATGAAGCCAAGGTTCTGATATGGGAAAGATTGGCGGTAATATTGAAGCAGTCATTCAGATGCAGACAATCACACAGAATGAAATAGGGGAAGATGTTTCAGCTTGGATTGATGCACTTCCCCCTTTTGTTGGGTGGTTGGATTTGTCAAGCGGTGATTCTGACAAGGTGAATTATAACACCAAGATTCAGGAATCAACCCATATGTTTTTGTGTGATTACTTCCCTTTAGTGGTAACACAGGGGGAAGAACCGGGAAAAGAAATCACACCTGAAAACAGTCGAATGATTGTAAATGGTAAGGTGTATGAAGTAAAGTTGTATGATAACCCAATGGAAATGAACTTGCAGTTGGAAATTTATTTGAAGTATGTGGGCGGTGGTCAGTAATGGCATTTATTGATAATCGTATTCAGGCAAAAACAAAGTTGAAAGAAGTCGGGATTGCTTGGCTTTATGAAGCGTGTGGGGAACTGGAAGCACAGACTAAGCGTAATTCAAAAGTGGTAACTGGAAAAACTAAAGGTTCTTATCAGTACACGGTTGATGAAGATAAACTGGAAGGTTACGTTGGGTCAAATTATGAAAATGCAATTTGGGAAGAATTTGGTACAGGTGAATATGCGCTGAATGGTGATGGAAGAAAAGGCGGTTGGTTCTATAGGGATACAAGCGGAAAAGGACACTTCACGCATGGTAAAAAAGCAAAAAGACCAATGTTCAGAGCATACACAGCATTGAAAAACCAGTTGCAGAAAATGGCACAGGAAAGGTTCAAGGGGTTGTGATGAAAAAGATACTGAAACTGATTGCTGATGAAATGAAATCAGCCGGGATTGATTATCACTTTCAGGTGAATAAGAAGTCACCCCCAACTTATCCATACCACGTTGGTGAATTACTTCCTGTAGATTCTGACACAGAAGATGGAAAACAGGAATATACCCTTGTGTTGGATGGCTTCAATCGGAAAAGCAAAACTTCTGATGGTACGTTATATGAACTGTTGGCAGATGCTGAAAAGATTGAAGAAAGATTCCCTAAAGTTGGGGGATATACTACTTTGCTTGGTAATCAGGCAATAGCAATTTATTATTTGAGTTGTCAGCCTGTAGATTCAGGTGATGAACAGCTGCAAAAAGTACAAACATTGTTACAAATAAAATCTTGGAAAGGTTAAAAAGGTGAAAAGTATGGGTCTTATTAAGGGACTGAAAAAGTCAGGTATCACAGAAAGAACACCCAAGTCCTTATTGCTTGGTGCAGGTACGATTTACAAAAATCTGAAATGGGACACTAGCAAAAGCATTTGGCAGGGTGAAATTTTTGGTGCTACATCAGGCGGTAACACTTTCAAATTGACACCTGAAATTGTAAAGGTAGATATTGACGGTGCTGTTGTAGATACAAAAGGTTTGACACAGAAGCAGGGAGAAACAGCTTCCCTTGAAATCAATCTTGTGGAAATCACACCTGCATCTTTGAAGATGGCTATGATTGGTGAAGAAGTGAGTTCAGAAGCAACAGGATTCACAAAACTGGCAACTAAGTCTGTATTATCTGATGAAGATTATGTTGACAACATTGCATTTGTTGGATTCCTTGCAGATGATACACCTATCATCATTATCATGGAAAATGCACTTTGCACAAGCGGTTTGGAATTATCCGGGAAGAACAAAGAAAACACTGTTATCCCTGTTACATTTCAGCCTTATGCTGCATTTGATGTTAACACTTCACAGGATAAATTACCTGTGTATATTTACTATCCCAACAGTGAAAGCGCAAGTACAGAAGTAACCACTGGTGGAACGGAAACAACGAAGGGATAATTTTGCCCTAAAAGTTAAGTTTGCTAAACAGAAAGGATGAATGATATGGAAAATAATGCTTATATGAATAATCAGGGTGCAGGGGTTAACGCTTCTGCACCTTCTTCTGCATTTCCTTCATATGAAGGTTATATGAACACACAGGGGGTTGCTGAACAGGTTTCACAGCCTGTTATGAATGAAAACGTTACCCCGGTGATTACTTCTGAACCTGAAAGGGTAAAACCTTACACGTTCAGAAGGTTGAACAGCACAGACCTGTTCCCAATGATTAAAATTATCAGTAAGATTGGTTTGGATGAACTGACACAGATTTTTGAAGGTGATGCACTTAAATCGTTGATTGCACAGGCAAAACAGATTAAGGGTTCAAACAACACTGAACAGACTGAACAACCCAAAAAACAGAATCTTGATATTATTGGAATAGGGGTTGCGCTTAAATTGGTTAACAAAATCTTGGAACACATTCCCCTTTGTGAACAGGAAGTTTACACTTTGTTATCAAGGGTAAGCAGTATGAGCGTGGAAGAAGTGCAGCATCTTGACATTGATGTGTTTATGGGAATGATTCTTGACTTCATCATGAAGGAAGAATTTAAGGATTTTTTCAAGGTTGCTTCTGGCTACATCAGCAGATTGGGTTAAATGAATTTATGGACTTGCTACATAAAAGGTACGCAAGTCCATTTTCTTTTGTAGACACTTTGATTGAAAACGCAGGATTCTATGATTTTGCACAATATCTGACAAATAAGGTGGAAGAAGAAAAAACTGAAGCTATGGAATGGGATTTCTTTTTACACAAAGTGTATGGAAAATCTTTTGCAGATTGGAAGCAGGAAGCACAGAATCAGGCAGCCCAATCAGAAGTAATGACAGAAGCAAAGAAAGAAGAAATTGTTTCACGTTCAGATGCTATATTGAATGGTTTCAGCCTTCCATCACAAGGGGGTGAATCGTAAAATATGACGGATTTATTTACGCTTCTTGGTAAAGTTGCAGTTGACACCCAAGAAGCAAATGAAAGTTTAGATGATACAGTTGACAAGGCAGAAAAGTCAGAAAGTAAGCTATCATCAATAGGTGAAAAAATAGGGAATGGGTTACAGAAACTTGCAAAAGCAGGTGCTGTTGTTTTGGCTGCTACAGCTACTGTTGCAGCTACAGCACTTGTTTCTTTATCCACCAAGGCTGTTCAGTGCTATGCAGATTATGAACAGTTGGTTGGTGGTGTAGAAACCCTATTTGGTGCAGGTGGTCAGTCAATAGAAGAATACGCTGAAAGCGTTGGAAAATCTGTTGATGATGTATCTGATGAATATAACAACCTGATGAAAGCACAGGATGCAGTTATTGACCATGCTAACAAGGCATATGAAACAGCCGGGTTATCTGCCAATGCTTACATGGAAACTGTAACATCATTTTCAGCTGCACTTATAAGCAGTTTAGACGGTGATACCGTCAAGGCAGCAGAGGTTGCAGATAAAGCTATTGTAGATATGTCTGATAATGCAAACAAAATGGGTTCAAGTATGGAATCCATACAGAACGCATATCAGGGATTTGCAAAGCAAAATTACACCATGCTTGACAATTTGAAATTAGGGTATGGTGGTACAAAAGAGGAAATGCAAAGACTTTTGGATGATGCCGGGAAACTGGCAAACCAAAAGTTTGACTTATCTTCCTATGCTGACATTGTGGAAGCAATTCATGTTGTTCAGGAAAATATGGGTATTGCCGGGACAACAGCAAAAGAAGCTGCAACCACAATTCAGGGTTCTATTGGAATGATGAAAGCATCTTGGACTAATTTTGTGACAGGTCTTGCAGATGAAAATGCAGATTTGTCAACCTTAATGGATGCTGTAATTGATTCCTTTGTAACGGTAGTTGACAATATTGCACCCAAAGTCATTGAAGTATTACCAAAGATTGTTGGTGCAGTAGAATATATTATTGGCGGTATTGCCGGGTATCTGCCTGATTTGATTAGTGAGTTGTTACCACCCCTGATGTCAGGAATAGCAACCTTGGTTAGTGAACTGATTACAATGATTCCTTCACTACTAAGCACACTTGCCCCGGTACTTGTTGATACGCTTGGAAGTATCTTTGAACAGATAAGTTCATCAACAGGTTTAGATTTCAGCGGTTTGTTCAATGGTATTGTTGAAGGTGCTTCACAGATGGGTGATACCTTGAAAGGTGTACTTCCAAGTATTGTTTCTGTGATTCAACAGATGATTCCACCATTATTACAGATTGCACAAGAAATTATTCCTATTGTAGTTGGATTGGTAACAGAACTGACACCGATTCTGATGCAGGTGATAAATGCAGTTGTTCCACTTATTGCACAGCTTTTATCAGAGTTGATACCACCACTATTACAAATTGTTCAGGCTGTATTACCTGCAATAACAGCATTACTTGAACCAATCATCTTGATAATTCAGTCATTGTGTACTGTGCTATCACCAATCATTTCAATCCTTGGTTCGGTAATCAGTCAGGTTGCAACAATGCTGATTCCAATTATTCAGCAATTATGTGACTTTATTACAACCGTACTGACACCGATTATTCAGGGTATTTTGACAGTAGTTGAAGAAGTGATTGGTTGGGTTGTTACCTTTATTCAGGATAATATGACAACCATTCAGGCAATATTCCAATCAGCATTTGATGTGATTGGCGGTATTATTCAATTTTTCGTTGCGCTATTCACAGGTGATTGGTCAGGTATGTGGGAAGCTGTGAAAGGTATTCTGCAAGCCGGGATGGATTTCATAACCAATGTGTTCACACTGATTAAAGATTTCCTTGTTTCTATTGGTTCAGCTATTTGGTCAGTGGTTCAAAACGCATGGGAAAATGTGTATATGGCTATTTACAACAAAATCACCAAAATCAAGGATGGAATTACCAACACATTCAACACAATTAAAACAACGGTGTCTGACATTTTTACAAAGATGAAGGATTCCGTCACCAGTATCTTTGAAGGTATTTGGTCAGCAATCAAGGGTGTTGTGAATAAGATTCTTGGTGGTATAGAAACCATGTGCAACGGTGTTATTAAGGGCATCAATAAACTGTTAGACGGTATTGAAAGTGTTGCAAATGCAGCAGGTGAACTTTTGGGATTTGACCCAATATCCATCACCTTATCAGAAGTATCACTTCCAAGACTGGCAAAAGGTACAGTTGTGAATAAGCCAACCATTGCACAAATTGGTGAGGATGGCGCAGAAGCTGTTGTTCCTTTGGAACGTAACACACAGTGGATTCAGAGAGTATCAGAAGAAATGCAAAATCAGGGTGGTTTTGTAGGCGGTTCAGAGGTCATTGAACTTTTGAAAGTGATTGTTGAACTGTTGAAAATTATCATCAAGGATAATGGTGACCTTCCTGATGCGTTGTTAGAAGCAATAGCAAGTTTACGTTTAGATATAGACAAGCGTGAGTTTGCAAGATTGGTAAAGGCGGTGTAGTACGGTGTTAGAACAGGTCAAATTTAGAAATCATATCAAAGAAGAAATGGATTGGGGCAAGAATGGAATTTTTGTCAATTACAGTGACCTGCATGATTACAGTTGGAACTACACTTCTGATAATAACAAAATATCAGGATTCAATAAGGGGATTGTCACAAAGACAGTCCCCATTATTATTCACTGTAATTCAGATGCAGAAGGACTTGTCCTGAAAAATAAACTTTTGGAGATTGGTGAAAAAGATATACTTGCCGTGCAACATGGAAAATTGATTATTGGTGATTATTATTTGAAATGTTTCATCAAAGGTAGTAAGAAAGGTAAGTATTTAATGCGGAAGGGGTATATGGAAACAATCCTTTCTATTGTCACTGATTACCCACAATGGGTAAAAGAAAGCACAACATCCTTCCGGGCAGATGGAAGGGTTACAACAGATGGTCAGACAAGCGGTGATAAAGTCGGTGGTAAAAATTTAGATTTCAAGCGTGATTTCCCATATGACTATACATCAGATATGACAAATAAGACCCTGAACAACACAGGATTTGTTGGAACTAATTTCAAGCTGATTATTTACGGTGCTGCAATCAACCCAACGGTTCATATTGGCGGTCACACATATCAGGTGAATTGTTCAGTTGGTGACGGTGAATATTTGACCATTGATAGCTTAGAAAAGACCATATATCTGACAAAGCAAGACGGTACAACGGTGAATTGTTTCAATCAAAGAAATCGTGCATCCTATGTGTTTGAACAGATACCATCAGGACAAAACACAGTAACTTGGGATAATACCTTTGGCTTTGATGTGATTCTGTTGGAAGAAAGAAGTGAACCAAGATGGACTTAGTATATGCGAACAATCAAAAGGAAGATATAGGTGTAATGAAAAGTTACACCTTTGACCTTGCTTTTGGTACAGATGAAAATGATTTTGAGTTAAAAACCACAACCAAAAATCATGTGTGTCAGGAAGGATTTATTTTGTACATTGAAGATACAGAATATGGTGGAATTATTGACAGAATCCGGGTTAGTACAGCAAAAGCAGAACTTTATTATAAAGGTCGCACATGGCACGGTATTTTGGCAACAAAGATTCTTGAACCTGATGCCGGGCAAGATTATTTGGTGTGCAACGGTGAAGCAAATACTGTAATAGGTCAGTTGATTGAAAGAATGGGCTTGTCTGATTTGTTCAAAGCAAGTTCAGAAGATTCAGGGCTGACTATATCGAACTATCAAATGAACAGATACATTGATGGTTATGAAGGTTTGAAGAAAATGCTTTTTTCTGTGGGTGGAAAGTTGAAGGTTAACTTTCAAGATTATTTTGTTATCTTATCAGCTGAACCTTTGGTTGATTATTCACAGGATGATGAATTTGATTCTTCACAGATTGATTTTGATGTGGAAAAAAATTATAAACCGACAAACCACATAATTTGCCTTGGAAAAGGTGACCTTGCAGAAAGAACGGTCATTCATTTGTATGCAGACGCAGAAGGTAATATTTCCCATACACAAACCCAGTTCGGAATCAATGAAGTCACAGATAAGTATGAAAATGCAAATTGTGAATCAGATGAAGAACTTGAAAAAGGTGGAAAGGAAGCACTTGAAACTGCATGGGACACAGATTCTTTGCAGGTGAATTTTGACAGCACTAAGAATTATGACATTGGTGATATTGTCGGTGCAAGGGAAGTAACAACCGGGATTTTTACAGCAAAGCCGATTGCAAAAAAGATTGTAACTATTAAAGACAATATTGTCACAGTATCACATAAGGTGGGTGAATAAATATGAATAGTAATTTACATTTGGTTACAGGTTATGCAGGTGAAGAACACGTTACATCTTCTGATGAAGGTTCTTTGAACGCTGCATTGATGGGTGAAGGTCAATTTGTGATGGAACGTGGAAACCAATTTGCAGCATCCATTATTTCAAACAATAAAGTAAGGGTTGCAGATGGTGATATTCTGATGCAGGGCAGACATATCAGATTGAAAGAAAATACATATGTTGACCTTAATTTTGATAATGGCGCACAGGGTTATAAAAGAAATGACCTGATTGTTGTCAGGTACACAAAGGATTCTACCACAGACAAGGAAGAAGCAAACCTTGTTGTAATTAAGGGTACACCTTCTGAAACAACCCCATCTGACCCTGAATATATTTCAGGTGATATTATCCATGAACACGCATTGGAGAATGATATGCTGCTTTACAGAGTACCTTTTGATGGCTTAAATATTCAGCCTATTGTTTCGCTGTTTAACACTGTACCAACATGGGAAACGCTGAAAGCACAGACTGTTGCATCTGTAAAGAAAGAAGTCAATGCTTTGATTATTGAAACCAATCAAAAGGTGGATGAAGCCATTGGTGAGTTAGTAAAAGTACACGTTACTACAGATGAACAGCTGATTGGTCAAACAATTACTGTTACCAATGGTTCAAAAACATATGCCAAAATTGTTCCTGATACCATGGAACTTGATTTTGGCTTGCCTGTTTTGGGAACATGGACTTTTAGCAATCCAATCACAGGAACAACTAAGAGCATCAACACAGTTTATTATGGTCAGTATTATGTTGAACTGGCTTGTTATAAAGTGTTCAGTGCAATCATTGATTTTTCAATGAGTAACCCTGACAGCATGGTGACTTATGCGGATGATGCGGAAGGAATGACCGGGGGTTCTTCTGATTGGTGGAATCAGCCAATTTACAACACCCTTAGAAATTGTCTGTTAGCTGATGGTGGTGAAGTCCTTGGTTATCTGAAAAAGGACAACTTGACACAGTATGAGAATGGGGCAAATGCACCGATTACAACCGTTGGTAATGATGTAATGTTAGAAATTCCACAAAAGGTTGGATATAGCATTGAATGGGCTGATTCACAGAAATTGAAAGTAAGTGTAACGGATAACCCAAATGATGAAGCATTCAATTATGATGCGTTTTCTTTGGATTCTTACAATGACTGTGACAAGATTTATATTGGTGTTTATAAAGGATATTGCACAGGAAGTAAAGCATATTCATCATCAGGTAAAAGTGTAACAGTATCACAAACGATAGATACATTTAGGACTTGGTGCAGAAACAGGGGTAAAGGTTATCAGCAAAGAACCTATGCTTCTGTAAAACTGATGCAGTGTTTATTGATTATCTTCTACAAAGGCTTAAATTCACAAGCTAATTGTGGTTATGGATATGTTGCATCAGGTCACAGTGCCGGGGTTTCTACAGGTGGCACAAATGGCTATGGCTTTATGTCAGAAGTAATTAAATCAACTAACCCCACATACATGACAGACCAAAACCATCAGGTGAAGTGTTTTGGTATTGAAGATTTTTGGGGCAATTACTGGGAATTTGTTGATGGTCTTTGTTCAGATTCAGCAAGGAATGTTTTGACCTGCACCTGTGCAAAAGATTTTGATACAGATGGTACAGGATATGACAACAACGGAAACGGTGGAGTTACTGCAAACATTGGTAACTACATGAATAGACCACAGGGCGGTTCAAAAGCAGGATTCACTGCACAATCAGTTGCAGGTTCAGACAGCACATATTTTTGTGATTATGCTCATTTGTATGCTTCTTGTCTTGCTGTTTTCGGTGGTTATTGGACGCATGCTTCTGATGCTGGCGCTTTCCGGCTTCATGTGTATTATGCTTTTTCTTTCTCGAGTGCGGCTGTTGCTTGTCGCCTGATGTATTTACACAAAGAAGCTGCTTAAAAATTGAATATATAGGGTAACGGATAAGTGACACATTCACCATAAAAAAAGATTATACTAATTTGTATACTTCTTGTCTTACTATTTTCAGTGGTAATTGGAATAATGCTTCTAATACTGGCACTTTCCAACTTAATGTGAATAATACTTTTTCTTTATCGAATGCGAATGTTACTTGTCACCTATTGTTTTCATAGGTTATTTTTTGGCGGTGATTCCGTTACCCTGCCACTTGGCAAAACACAAAAAATCTAAAACTGTATTGGTAACCGTTTAAGCGGTGAAGATTCAGAACGGAAAACATCAGGGGTTATTGCAAATGAAAAGATATGGTCAGATTTATGACAAAATCTGCACTATGGAAAATTTGTATGAAGCACACATGAATGCCCGGAAAGACAAACTGTTTTACCGTGAAGTGCAAATGGTAGATGCTGACCCTGAATATTATCTTGGTATGATTCAGGAAATGCTTTTGAATGAAAGCTATAAAGTTTCTGAATACACAGTTTCAATCATTAACGATAAAGGCAAGGAAAGAGAACTTGCTAAACTTCCATACTTCCCTGACAGAATCATTCAGTGGGCTATTATGTTGCAAATTGAACACGTTTTCATGGAAATCTTCTGTACACATACTTGTGCATCAATTAAGGGTAGAGGAATCAGCAAAGCACAAGACCTTTTACATGAGTATTTGGAAGATACAGAGGGTACAACCTATTGCTTGAAAGTAGATGTGTCAAAATTCTATCCAAGTATTGACCATGAGATTTTGAAAAGTTTACTTCAAAAGAAGTTCAAAGATAAAAAGCTTCTGAACTTGCTTTTCAAAATAATTGACAGTGCACCCGGTGAAAAAGGTGTTCCAATCGGTTCATATTTGTCACAGTACCTTGCAAATTTCTATCTTGCGTATTTTGACCATTACATGAAAGAAGAACTACACCTGAAATATGTGGTTCGGTATATGGATGATATTGTTATTCTGTCAGATTCAAAAGAAGAACTGCACCGGGTTAGAAAGCTGATGGATGAATATTTGACCGACAGGTTAAAACTTCATTTAAAAGATAACTGGCAAGTATTTCCTGTTGATGCACGTGGAATTGATTTTATTGGTTTCAGGTCTTTCCACGGTTACACACTTTTGAGAAAAAGAACCTGTAAAAAGTTCAAACAGAAAATGACCAAAATTGAACACAAACAGAAGAAAGGGCAAATGATAAGCTATTCAGAATTTTGTTCTGCTAATTCTTACAATGGTTGGTTAGATATGTGTGACGGTCACAGGTTATGGGAAAAATATGTTCTTCCAGTCATTCCTTCATTGGTTCGGTATTACAGTGAAGTGATTGTGGAGAATAAGAAACCACAAGCAAAAATTATTGCTATTGATAAGTATAAAAAGAAGATAACTGAAAAGAAAGGATGGTGCAAAACAGCATGAAAGACATGGGTGAAAGATTTGGAAGTTCCGCTTGGGCTGTGCCTGTAGTTTTGTCAGGTGATACAGTGTATGTTCACACCAATATTGAACAGGTCACGGTTGATGCAAATGGAAATGAAGTTTCTGATTTGTTCAAATACCATGAAGTTCAATATGGTGTTCAGGAATATGTTGAACTGATTGGAAAAGAAAACGCAGAACTGACAAAGCAGGTAGATGTGGCACAGACACAGTTGACTGATACGCAGCTTGCATTGTGTGAAGTCTATGAAATGATTGCAGAACTGGGGGTGTAAATCATGGCAAAAGTATATGCAGACCTTATCAGGAAGGGATTGAAAACTATTGATGATGTTCCTGAAAAATTAAGGGATGAAGTCAAGAAAATTTTAGAAGGTGATGCAGATGTTTAAGATTCTGCTTTGCTTAATTTTAGGAAAGGGGGTCAATGATATGGCAGTTGTATATGCAACCCTGATTGTAAAGGGTAAAAAGAATTATGCAGATGTTCCTGCAAAGCTGAAAGAACAGGTCAAAGAAATCTTGATTGATTTGGACTGTGCTGACCTTGTTACAGAGTAACATAGGGAAATTATCAACTAACACACTTGAAGCACCTATATGACCGTTATATGAGGTCTGATAGGTGCTTTTGTTGTGTGGGAAAGGACAAACATGACTGTTGAAGTTGCAATTCTTGTTTCAGCTGTGTCACTTGGGTTTGCTATCTATTCAGGTGTTACTAACATGAAACGGAACAAAGCCACGGATGATAAGAAAGAAGCCACTGAAATGACTACGGTGATTGTCAAGTTGGAAGGTATCAGCCGGGACACATCTGAAATCAAAAACGATTTAAAAGATGTAAAATCTGATGTAAAAAAGCATGATGAACAGATTATCAGAATGGATGAATCTTTGAAATCTGCATGGAAGGCAATTAACAAATTGCAGGATAAAGGCGGTGGTGATAACAGTGAACCGTAGACCAAAGCAATTTGGAATCACTTGGACTAAGAAAATCACCAAGTGGCTACTTATCATTGGGGTTGTCAATGGGACAGCCCCTTTTATATTATCCATGTTTGACAAAGAACCTTGTGTTGAAATGGGTATTGCGTGGGTAACTGAAATTGTAGCAGTTGCCCTTGGTTATTTTGTGCGTGGCTTCAAAGATACCAAAGAAAGTGAAAAAATCAGGATTCAGGAAGCAAAGATTGAAAAAGAAAGTGAGGTACTTGGATAATGAAAAAAATTGATTGGAAAAGCAAATTGACAAGCAGGAAGTTTTGGGCTGCTTTGATTGGTTTTATTACTGCAATTATGGTTGCGTTCAATGTGTCTGATTTGACCATTGAACAGGTAACAGCGGTTGTAACAGCCGGGGCAACACTGATTGCTTATATCATTGGTGAAGGTTTGGTTGATGCAGCAAGAATCAGTAAGGAAGCAGGTGATGAGAATGGCAACAGCTAAGCAGGTGCAGGAATTTATTGCTTTGATAGCACCATTGGCTGTTAACATTTGCAATAGCAAAGAAAAGAAGGTTCTTCCTTCTGTTTGCATTGCACAGGCTTGTTGTGAATCAGCCTATGGTACAAGTTCAAAAATGATTAAAGCTAACGCTGTGTTTGGTATCAAGGTGGGTAAATCCAAGGTTCATTTTGGCACAGCGTGGAAAGATAAGGCATATTCTACCAAAACCAAAGAATGTTATGATGGTAAAACTTACACCGCTATTACCGATATGTTCCGGGCATATGATTCAATCAGGGATGCGGTAGAAGATTACTATGATATGCTTGGAAGCTGTTCACGTTATGCCGGGTGCATTGGTGTAACAGATTACACAGCTGCAATCACAGCAATCAAAAATGGTGGTTATGCTACAAGCCCTACCTACATCAGTACCATTACCAGTATTATCAAAAAATACAATCTTACACAGTATGATGCTTGTATGACAGGTGGTACACCTGCAAAAGAAAGCAAATTCACCATTGGAAAGAATTACACCTTACAGGCAAATATGTATGTCAGGGATGCATCAGGTGGAAATAAAAAGCAATACATTCAGCTGACCACAAATGCAAAATCCCACGCTTTGAAACAGGCTGATGGAAGTGCTGTTTTGAAAAAGGGAACGGTGGTCACTGTCAGAGATGTTGCTTATAAAGATGGTGCAGTTTGGGTGAAAATTCCGTCAGGTTGGGTGTGTGCTGTTTCTGCATCCGGGACAATCTATGTGAAGTGATGTATTGAAATTAACTTTTCAATTTTAGATAATTTGCACAACTTTGAACATTACACTTACATGACACAAACAGTCAAAAAAGCCTTGTTTATCAAGCGTGTAAATTATGCAAGAGATAATCTACGCGATGGCCATGAGCCGTGCGACATTAAATATAAAAAGCTCTGCCCATGCTTGCATGGAGCGGAGCTTTTTTATTTGATGTCATGGGGCGAAGCCCGTGACCGAGGAAAACCGGAGGTTTTCGAGGGACGCAAGGCGAATGACCCCGGAAAATCAAGGTTTTCCGGGATTTTCTTATACCTAAATGGGCTGATATGGTTTGACCAAATTTGGCAAAACGAGAGCCAATTTTTGGCGTGGCTGTGCTTATTACCTATTCCCCGCAGAATGGTGCAATTTTGCTGGTTATGGCATTTTTGATTAGCCCGATGGGGCTGCCGCTGGCTGCGATCTGGCTGCCGGGAAAGGTACAGAGTTTGAAATTTGCGATCCAGGATTGGGTGTATGGGTAAATGATGTGAATATAATTTGGAATGAAAAGAAGCAGGACAATGGGAAATGAGACCCAATGCCCTGCTTCTTGGTTATTTGGAATGAACGGTAGTGTATTTCTGGTTTTTGCTTTTGGGTTTGTCTGGAAACATCATTTCAAGTTTGCCAGAAGATAATAAAGGCTTGAGGTAATATTTGCTGAAGTGAGAACGGCTGGAAACATCAATATATGCTTGCATTTCATCTCGACTTTTAGGGTCTGCACAAAATTCCAATAGCAAGTTTTGCTTGCTGATCACAGATGTATCATGTGCTGTATCATGTGCGGCAACATGTACGGAAGCACCGCACATGTTGTAGTTTACATTTTTCAAGATGACTCTGAAATCTGTCGCTGTTGAGGAAAATTCGGGCTTATATGCCTCTGTGTATCCAGGCAGCTTTTCGGTTTCACTGACGATTTTGCGTAGGCCACTTCCACGGCGTTCCATGTACTTCATGCGGTGGAACAGGTCAGCAATCACAGGGTTTCGTCG